CCCAGACCCACGCAAGCCCGAACGCCAGAAGCCACCGGAAGGCAGCAGAAACCAGCCCCGACGCCGACGCCGCTACCAGCTGCCGTCGTAGCCTCTGGCCAGAGAACGTTGTCATCAATAATGTTATCTGTAATGTACGTCCAAGATCCGGTTGTTTCTGCCGGATAGACAAGGTGTGCTCCAAGGATCTGCTCATAATTTGCATTGATTGTAGATCCAACTTTGGACTGATCGTAGCACTTAAAGCAGTCAAAATTATAATTTCCATCTGCGTCTGTGCTCCACTGCCATAGTTCATCTGATACGATTAAGTAAGATCCATTCATAAATTCAACGCCCTGAATCATTCCGGGTTCCTTCCCAGACGTTGGGTTATAACGGCTTCCGTCTCGGCCAAGTACATTATCGTTCCATCCAGAGTAATACGGGCTCGTTGAAATATAAGTGCTGCCCGCAGTTGTATCAAACGTTTTTCCTCCGTTGTCAATATACACCGCTGCATAGCTTGTTCCATCAATATCGATAGTTTCGATTTCTTTGATACGCCTTGAATCACATATCGAGTAATTATATGCAAGATTTCTGTCGCTTGAATCTCCCTTAATGCCAAGCATGATTGATGATCCAGCGTAAAGGTTTGCCGCCTGTGCAGTTGTAAGTATAATTCTTTCTACTCCAGCCTCGCTTACCGCAACGGTATACTGGTAATTATAAGACACACAGCCGTCAATTTTACCTGAATTTCCCTTGCGTCCATATTTTAATCGCGTCATGAAATCCACGAATTTTGTGAGGGATCCAGAAGCTCCGGAATACTGTGCCCCTCTTGCTCGCCATTTTGTCACACCTGCCTGGTGTGACATACGATTAACCGGAGCAAGTCCTGTTCCGCATGTGATTCGCCCATCTGTAGCGATTCCAGCATAATATTTCGGATGTGCCATGTACTCATGCACTTTTCCTGTCCGATCAGTCCCTTCTGGCCATCGTTTGTATCCAGCCGCCGGGTGGCATCTTGTCTTCAAATACTTATACTCTGAGTCCTGCCACTCGCGCTTATATGTATTTTTCTGCAGTACCCAACACAGATACTCTCCAGATCTGACTTTTTCTGTTTCGTCGATATGCTCAACATAATAGATCGTATGTGATCCGTCAGCGTTTTTCTCCGCTGCTACTTCCAAGCACCAGAACTGAGGGAGATGTGCAAATGGATCGGATCCGGCAACAGTTTTAGTAGACGGGACGCATACAAGTCCAGCTGAATCATCTGTCAATTCACCGATCATGGATGTACTTTTTGAGTATCGTGGTGTTGTTACGCCGTGTACTCTTGCGTCTTCCAATACATTCCCAAACCAACGTTCCAGCATATCCGATTTGCTGTATATTTCCGGCTTGTACTGGTATTTCCACCATTCCACGAAAAGATCATCTACTTCTGCTTTTGAGGTTACCTTTGAAACTTTTTCCTTGTATTCAACATCAGCCTGACCGGCGGTATAATCCCTCAATGCATCTGCGGTATCATTTGCATTTTTGATCGCTTCTGCACTTTCTGTAACTCTCTGTGCCTCTGCATTCTGCCTCTCTTTTTCTGCGTTCACGCGCGCTACTTCATTTTCACTACGAGCTGTTTCATTTTTTACACGTGTTTCTTCATTGCTTTTTCGTTCTGCTTCTGCCTTCGCGGCTGTTTCGTTTGCCGAATTTGCAGTGCTCGCAGCATCGTTCGCGGATTTTGCAGCGTTCTTCGCCTCAAGTACTGCCTGCCCTATTTCCGTGTCAAGTTTCTGTGCATCCTCGATCGATTTATCAAGTGCGTTTTTCGCAGTCTGCATTGCAGTATTAGCGCGGGCGATCTCAGAATCCGTATGCTCGGTAATGTTCGCCTTTGCAGCTGACTCCTGATCCGAGATATACTGTGCCGTCTGGTTTTTAACATCCTGCACAGACTTGATCTGCTGCGCAACAACCGCCTGAACCGCCGTTTTGCGGGTCTCTGCGATCTCTTCGGTTGCCTCCTGCTTTGCGTCATTGACGGCCTCATCGAATCCGCTCACCTGCAGCTGTGCGTTCTTCTCTGACTCAGCCGCTGCCGTTCTGGACGTTTCAGCTGCTGCTGCATAGCCTGCAGCGCTGTCCCGGCTGTCAGTAGCTTCCTGCGCTGCTGTCTCGGTCTGGGTGTGCAGCTGCTCCACGTTCGCCAACATCGCTTCAACCCGCTCCCGATCAGCCGCTGTAGACGCTGCGTCTTCCTGTGCTGATTCTGCCTTATGCACGACATCATCATGCATTGCAATGTACTCCGGTGTCAGATCGCCCGGAAGCGTCATGATCTGCCATACATCTGTATTTTTCCCCTGTACCGGCGCAATTCCGGTGACGGTTCCTGTTTCCTGCACACACAGATAAGATCCGCCGCCATACTCAACGAGATCAAGATACTCATATGTTGCTGTCTCGCTGTACTCGCCACGCGGATTCGGCGCGACGTTACCAAGATCAGTTTCAATATAGTTGTTTTCTGTCTCCATTCCCTACCTCCTGTTATTTCACCTGCAATCGATACCCAAGTCTGCTGCCGCGCCGGGCGAATCGCACCTTGTCGATCGACGGATCACTGTACATTTTCAACCGACCGCTTTTGACCGCAAATGCTGCAAAATACACGTTTCCGGTATCACCTTTCAGTGCAGTTTCCTTGCTGCGCACATACTCATCGATATCTTTTTTCCCGGCCTCTACGACACCAGGCACTTCCGCTGCTACGTCTGCAGCCTGTTTGGCGTAATGCCTTGCGTTGTCCGTGTCTTCACCCTCGCGGCTTCCGGTTCCTCCGATCGCCCACGAACGCGCCTCAACGCCCGCTGTTTCTGCCCGGCTGGCAGATTCATTCACAGCGTCGATCGCGGCACGGAATAGCTCAGCCTCCTCTGGTCTGTCAAACGCCTCCGGTTTTGCGCGGGCCAGCACCGGGATAACAATCTTGTACTCCGTTGTACCTGTTTTCTCGCCTCTGACATATACCCACGCAAAAATATTATAATCTTCTGTCGCGTCACCATTTTCCAGCATCGAATCTGGAATAATTACGTCTGTCACACCATCCTGTGTCAGGCCGATACGGGGTATGCTTTCGCCGCGTGTATCATGCAACGAAAACTGCACCTCGACGGCGGTCGGAAGCTGTACGTTGCTGATTCTCAGCGTAATGCCATAGCTATATTGATAGACAGATTCTGCTGTTCCGGTACCATTTTTTCCAATAGTAACATTTGTTATATCTTTCATATCACACCTCTTATGCGATCATTATAGTCTCGTCAATGTTAATCGATGTATTTGCCGGAATATCCGCAGCTACCCCATTCTGCACCGTATACCCCAACTGGATTTTGTTGTTGCCCTCCGGATTGACACGAAATGTTGCAATCCACCCAGTGCGTGGGCATATTTTTTTGATCAACTTTGTTATAGATGTTTTTATAGTCCCAAGGTTTGCATATCCGGCCGATGCGCTAAGTGCTCCTGTCGTTGTGCCAGATACTTTGATCCGAATAGCGACCGTGGACTCCCACACAGTTGTTGTCAAACCGTTGTTGCTGTATGTGTATTTCTTTGCGGTTACAACCCCATTGAGGGAGATTCCGTTGATAGTCTGCACATCTCCGCACAGCATCCCCCAGCTGCCATCCTCGCCTGCCATGACTGGAAACTTTGCATTCGCGGGATCGATTATCAGCCCTTTTAAGTACAGTGACGCAAATCCGTTGCCGATATTTAGCGTGTTTCCGAATGATGCCTCCGGCGATGATATTGCTTCTTTTTTTTCGCCGGTTGAGTTATGTAGACTATATGCATTTTTCGCAGTCATTGTCGTTGCGTTGATGTCTCCAGACACTTCCGCTCCAGATGCTTTCATTTTTCCGGCATGGTCGACGGAAAACGGGGCGTCACTTCCGTCCGCACCGTTCTTTTCATTTTTTTCGCCCGCCCAGAATGCGTATTTTTCTTTATTCGACGACATCCCGGTGCTGTTAATCAATATTGAGTCTGACGATATTGTCCACCCGCCAATTTTCGCACCAAGTGCAACAAGATCTTCTGCAAAAAGTTTCCTGAATTTTCCAATCTCGGAAAACACATACTCAAAATTCGCTTTTTTTGCAACGATTTGAACCACATTAAGCAAGTCCAGCTCCAATTTTTTCAGTTTCTTCGCCGTCGGCCCTTCTTGCGAGTCTGCTTCTGCTTCTGTTTCTGTTTGCCCCTCTGACGCAATAGCGGTCATAAGGCCGCCATCAAAATCTTGTGTGATGCTCATAACCGGGATCTTGATGATATTTCCGTATTTGTCCTGTACGCTTACGATATCGCCAATATCTAAGCGGATATCACCAAAAAAAGACAATGATGCTGGAAGAAACGAAAAGTCTTTCAGACTGACATAAATACGATCAAGGTGTTCCTGCGTCATGGCAGGGTTGGTAATCGATATTGTAGCTGTTCCTGTGCCTGCGGTAAGTGTATCGCTTCCAGTCGTGCATTCGATTTCTTCAACCGAAAAATTCTGTTCAGTCGTGGTGAGGTCGTCATAATACTTTGATGCCGATATAGTATATTCTGTGTCCTGATACCAGCGCAGTTCAATTTTTCCTGCACAGTTGATGACTGCAAACCGTGCATACAGTTGCGCAACATATCCGAGGGCTTCTCGGCAAGTGACGCCATCAAATGGTTTTTTATACGTTGTTTTCTGTACTATTCCGCCGGTATCGTCAACCCCGTCTTCGGTCATTACAGCCACCTGATCAATCGTTATTCCGTCAGGGAGGTTATCAAGTGATTCCATCGGCACGCCAGATAACTGTGATATCTCACGCAAAATCAATTTACAGTCCACCGGATACTCAAGTTGTGAGTTATACGCGCCGCTTAACTTCACCATACGGTCATATGCGGTCAATGACAACATACCGTCATCATTAACCGGTTTCTGCGTTGTAAAATAACCAAGCGGAACGAATTCCTGCACACCATTAAGATTCAGTCCAATACTCAGCAAAAATTCTGTGTTTTCAATATCAATAGATGGTTTTTCCATTTCAATTTGCACGTATGCAGACCCAGTCCCGCCGATCGTAACCGAATTTGCAGGATTTGCGGATGCAATATACACTACAGAGCGTATTTTTGCTTTTATTTCCTGTCCGGAAATCTCTATTTTTGTCACAAAATTTCTGCTTTTGCCGAGTATCGTATCCTCAAAAATTTTACTTGTTTGGTACATGGTCATCACCTCTCAATCAATGTCACGCCAGTCCCTACATACCGCGGCAGCCCGTCTGCATACGAATATACGGGATAAGTCGGAGTTCCGGCATACATTGTTTTTTCTGTTATCTTTCCATCATTTGGATTTCGAAATTTCACATTAATAAATGCCGGATCAATCGCCTGATCCACCACAGCTGCTTGTTCATCGCTCAATATCGGCCATTCGATTTTGAGCGTAAATTTACGAGCAACAACATCTCCATTCATGCTTCCGTCAGCGCCACGTCCCGTATTTTTGCTCCATATTTTTTCTTTCGAAATACTCAAGCCGCCTTGCTTTGGTTCCGGCATTGTTACTCCGTTGATTACAAGCGATGCCATTTCTTCACCTCACAAAAAGGAGAGCCTTGAAAAAGGCTCTCAAGTTAAAATCGGGCACTGCCCGGTTGACATGGTACGGTTGTTGACCTCTTCGATCACAACGTCTGTGATCTTCTTTCCGCCGACATACACATTGAATACCGGTGTCTGTTTGCCGCTGCCCATTCGGGACATTGCTGCACATACAGCTCTGTATACCCCTGCAGATACAGAGGATACAATCTGATTGTTGTTCATGACCGCGGTGCTGCCGCCGATCGTTCCAACCAATTCTGGCCCCGCCTCGCGGGCGAGAAAGAACTGACCGGTGGAGAATGTCCCGCCGGAAGCTGCTGCCGTGACCGGCTGCCATCTGCCGCCTTTGTACATTCCGCCGGAAGCCATTGTTGTGCCGCTGATTCTGCCTCTTACAGCAATAACCGGAATATAATCAATTGTCACTTTACCTATCCTTGCATTTACGTTTAAGCTCCAGCCACTTACGAGCATAGAGATAAGAGCGCGGAATACCTTCCAGCCGGTACTTACCGCAATGGCTATTCCAAGACTCCAGCCGTTTGTCATTCCGCTGATGATGCCCCGAATCGTCCTTGCGCCAGTACTGATACCAAGCTGCGTCAGCATCTTGCTGTTCGCTACATTTCTGCTGTATGTTCTTCTCGTTTCTGTCGCAAGCCTTGTATTCACCCCGAATCTGGCTATGATACTGCTCCTTGCAACATTTGCATGATAACGTCTTCGCGTTTCTGTCGCAGGGCTGGTGTTCAGCCCGAACCTTGAAATTATGATGCTTTTCAAAGCATTTGCTTTGTAGTTTGCACGCGTTTTGGTCGCTGATTCGGTATTTAAGCCAAATCTTGCAATAATAGCTGCCCCTTTTTTAATGACTTTTGACGCATATTCAGCCCGCTGCGTATCAGCGTTTGATGTATCCAGCCCGAATTTTGCTTTGACAGGCGGATGCTTCCGCGGATCCTGGGCATCTTTTTCATATTCGGTCTGATCCTGTTCAGCCTGCGAGGTATCCAGCCCCAGTTTCTGCCGGATTTCTTTGTTTTTGCACAGCTCTTCCAGCTCTGCGTACTTTTCATCCCACTTCTTTTTGTTCATCTGCAGGACAATGCTCGACATTCGCTCCGGTGTGATTTTATCGAGAGTCTTGTTTGCGCTGTCAACGCCTGGGCGTGTATTGTCTTCGGCTTTGATATCTGTTGCAGTTTCATTTGGAAGATTTTTGTTAAGATATTCGGCTGACTCATCTACTGATTTTTTCAGGTTCGTATTGTCGCCGTTGATATCAATCGTTATTCCGTCTCCTTCCGGTGTCTCTGTACCTTCGCCCAAAGATCCCGGATGTACCTTAACGTATGCCTCTAACTGTTTGTTTTCCGTTTCTTTCGTCCAGAAATCCTTTACATTCTGCCACCACTCTTTTGCAGCATCGATAATCTTTACGCCAACCTCAATAGCAACATCCTTAATACCTTTTATTCCGGCAGAAAACAGGTCGCTGATTTTATTCCCTATAGCATTCCAATCAACGTCCTTTAACCATTCAACGACTTTGGGAACAACAAAAATGGCAGCCAATGCCGCACCAATTGCGATAGCAACAGGTCCTAACCCCACTGCCGATACTGCTGAGACAAGAGTTCCTGAAATGGCTGTTACGATAGTTGAGCCAATTTGTTCAAGTACAGCTCCACCGATTGAAATAGCAGCATTTGCTGCCAACCATGCGCCAAGGGCTGTTATCATTATTTTGCCGACTTCGCCCATGTCGACTTTTTCTGAAATGCCTTTCCATAGATCCTGTAAAGCCTGTTTTATATCGCCCCACTTTAAACCAGAAATCAGTGTTGAAACAAAATCAAGTGCCGCCTGCAGACCCTCACCGATAACGTTGCCGACGTTCTTCCAGTTTGTTTTTTTGATGCAGGAATTAATCCCACTTACAATCGCGGAAGCAAACTTTTTAAAATCAGCTTCAGCCAAAAATGATTTTGCGCCTGCGATGACTGTATTTACAGCACCGGCAACCGTAGAACCGATATTATCAAATGTTTCTGGAGTCAAAACCTTGTTCAGCGCACTGGCAATACCTTTTCCGATGTTGCCAGCTGCAGTGATCGCATCGGACCATTTGATTCCACTCAATGTAGAGTTCAGCGATTGTTTAATTGCGTTTCCGGCTGCTTCAAAGTCAAATTTCTGAGACCAGGTTTTTACCGTTTTAAAGACACCGTTAATGCCGTCACGTACTGCTTTTCCAGCTCCGCTCCAGTCTGCCGTCCGGATGAAGCTGTTCATCGAACCGGCGATGAACGATCCTACGCTTTCCCAGTGAAGATTTTTCATGAAAGCACTTGCACCGGCAACGCCAGTGTTGAGGAGCTCGCCGACCGTCTTGCCGATCGAATCATCAAGGCCGGATGTCTCGACAAAACCGTTGATCAGTGTCGCAAGAGACTTTCCGATCTTTGCGGCAGTTCCCTTGATTTTATCCCACGGGACGCTGTCAAGACCTGCCTTTAGTTTCTTACCGATTAATTCCCCGATTTCAGTAAAATCTGCATCTGCCCAGGCTTTCTTTATCTGATTTGCCAGATCTTTAAATTGATTATCGACCGTTTGTGTCTCAAATCCAATGCCAGCTCCACCGCCGCCACCGCCTCCACCGGTTCCGCCTCCGTCCTGCGATGAGGTATCGTCAAGCTTATTGATCTCGTCAAAGCTCATCAATGTGCGTTTGAGTTTTTCTGCATTGTCTGCGGCTTTTCCGGTTGATGATGCAACCGCATTTGCACCATTTGCAACGTCCGCTGTTCCGCGTGTTGCTATCGTGTATGTGCTCTGCCCGGTTAAGGCCGCCATAAATTGCGCAACAGCATTGCAGGCAGATATGAGATAATCGATTAGCGTACTCAGTGCTGGAGTCACAACGTTCAGAATCGGCGCAAACGCTGATGCAAACGCGCCCTGAAGCTGATTCAGCTGCGACTTAAGCAGTGACAAATTCGCATTCGTCGTGCTGCTGTACTGTGCCAGGCTTGTCAGTCCGGTGCCGAGTGCACTTCTGAGCGTATTGACAACCGCATAGACGGCGCGCATCCCTATCCCATACAGCAGCACGCTTCTCAGTCCATGGTGGAATTCATTGCTGCTTCTGCCTGCCGCATTCCCTGCTCCTGATATCCCATTCTGAAAACGTTTCAGGATTGGGATGCCATTTGCAAAACGCTTAATCAGAGATGCTGCCGCACCGGATACTTTTTTTATCGCAGGCGCTACTTTTTTTGCTGCAGCCTGCATCGCACCAAATGCCTTTGAGCCGAGATAAGCTGCGTTGGACACTGTTCTTCCAAGCACCGGAATCTGGCGTACAGTTTCCGCAACCGTTTCCTTCATCGCCCGGATTTTCCGCGCCGCTGTGGATGCGTATGCACCGATCTTTTCAAAATCATTCCCGGCGCTGAAACCTTTGCTGACCGGAGTATAGTCATTCCGGCTGCCTTCCAATGCCAACTTTTCTGCCTTATACTGCTTTAATTTTGACGTTGCTTCTTCAATTCCGGAAGTGACTGCATGATACTTTTGACTTTCAGCCTGCCAGGTGCCGTCCGCTTTCATCTGCTCACAGACGGCTTCGTATTTTGCAAGCGCTTCGGAAGCTTTTGAAATTTTGTTTTCAAGTTCCTGAGCCTCTGGTGTGAGCTGCATAGCCTTTTCGGTATCTTCCAGGTCTTTGATTTCACCTTTTAAATAACTGATTTCCTTCGTGACTTCTTCGATATCAGCTTTAAGGCTTTGCATTGCACCTCCGTCATTTTTGCCAAATCCAAGAGTCTGCCAGCTTTTCTGTTTTTCAAGCAAAGCATTCAGCCGGCTCTGTGCATCGGTAAGCTGCGTATCCACTTCCTGATATTCCGTAGTAGGAGTAACAGATTTTCCGGCTGCATCCAGCTTCTCAAGCTGTGCCTGCAGTTTCTCCAGCTCTTTCCTGCTGTTCTCAGCCGCTTTCTGCATCTGAACAAAACGCTCTGATTCCGCGTATTTGTCCGCATCCGGGAAGTTTTTTTCCTGCTCCCGCAGCCGTGCAAGCTCTTCTTCTGCCGAGCGGATGTCCTCGGTGACCTGCTTGTACGCGTCGGTCGGCCGGATAAGCCCCGCCTGCAGTTTTGCCTCAGTCGTGAAGTTCCGTATAGCACTGCGCATCGCGTCCACCTGCGCCATCGACTGCCGTACGGTACTTTTTACTGCATCAAGCTGTTTCCGCCAGCCATCTGCCGCAGGATCGCTTTTCATGGCATCACGGAGAGGGTTTGTGCGCACCTGTTTCAGTACAGAATCTGTGCTTTTTGCAAGGTCCTGAACTACTTTTTTCGATTCCTGGGCGCTCTGTTTCAGCTTTTTGTTGTCGCCCTCAATGACGACCTGAAGCCGGTCAACTTCTCTGCTCATAATTCACCCCTTCTCCGTTTATTCCATATTTCTGCGTATCGTTTTCGGCTTTCTACCATTTCTTCTACCGGGACGGTCTGCGACCGCTCATATGCTTCCTTTTCCTCGGCAAACAGATCCGGGAACAATTCCCACAGCGGCGTCACTTTGCCGTCCGAAAACCGTTCCCGGATATTTGCCCCAAGGAGATAGAACATCGATAATCTTTCCTTCAGTTCCGTCTCGCGGACACGCCTTGCGCTCTGCATCAGGTCCCAGATCTGTGCCAGGCTTGAATGCCAGAACGTTTCCGGGCTGATACCGGCATCAAGGGCAGGCTCATACAGCTCCTGAATCTGCTGTGTCACGGTCAGATCAGAGCGTCCATGCCGTCCATCTTGTTTTCCATGACCGCAGCCTGCGCTTCTGTAAAAAAACCAGAAACAGTCATTGTTGGGAGGATAACATCACTCAGCAGATCGGTCTGGCTGCCGCCTTCACGTAAATACTGCTCATAGATTGCCGCGACTTTGTCGCTGCGGATTCCGTGCTGGTACTGCAGCATTGCGGCCTGCACGATCGTCAGCATGACGGACAGGCGCGGAAGCCCGTCTACGGAAATCAGATTCACGATATTAGTACGGTACTTCTCCTCTACCTTCATAATGTTTGGGGTTGTGAGAACGAGCTTATACGTATTCTCTCCAACTTCCCAGTCAAACCACGGTTTTCGCTTTTTCTTCTCTTCCATCGATACTACTTTTTCAGTTTCTTCTGTGGTTTCTACAGTCTCTTCATCGAAACCGAAATCTAATTCTTTATTATCCATGCATATGCTCCTTTTTTATTGAGGTCACCAGATGTGACCAGTTATCAGATTCAGGCCGGATCAACTGTGGCAAAGTCACTGTTTACCGCGATTTTAAGTTCAAATTCTACTGCTGCGTTGACAGCGCCGCCCGTACGCTTGACAGATACCTGCCCTGAAAAATGTGTCTTTGTTCCATCTGCCATTGTTTCTTCAAAATCGAGGAGCGTGTTGTCGTCCGCATATTTTCTCATGACACGGTACGGCGATGTCTCGGATTTATTCTCATACTTAAATTTATACGTAAGCTCTCCGAGATCACCGATTCCATATTCATACTGTTTATTTTTTGCGGTAAGCTCGGTATTCTCAACACGTTCTTTTTCAACGCCCAGATCCGGGACCTCTTTCAGCCCGGGAAGATCTGTGTAAGTAGACTCCGAACCTCCAGGCACTTTGTAACCAAGTTTTGCACCATTTGCTAACATGCTATTCTCTCCTTTCAGTCAACGCTGTACACCTGTTCTGTATGTACATCGATAATCATCTCATATCTCATCATCTTGTGTTTGAGTCCAGACGGATCGTCCACATCGCCGCAGCCTGTCCGCTGCAGGCCAAGGGCTGCGATTGCATCATCTACCTGAAGTGCGATCGCAGACGTGCTTGCATTGTGCCAGATATCAATACGGTACCGGCAATATGCTTTCTGCTCCTCATCGTCCGTGCGCTCATAAACTCTGTTTTCTTCTTCCATATACTGCACCGCCGGAAGGGATGCCCAGGTTTTCGGATAAGAGTCTGTGATCTCGATCTCTTCCCCGAGCTTCTTCCGCAGCGCTGCATATACCTGATCTTTTACATTAATCATCATGTGCTCCTTATCTGCCCTGAGATTACGTCAGACATCTGTTTCAGTACCCGGTCACGGTTGTCGTGCAGCGCCGGGTACATGTACGGCTGCGCCCGCTGGCCTAGGCACTGGTAGAAACGCCCCTGCGGCGTGTTAATGTAAAACCAATGGCTGCGTTCTGCAACGCGTCTGTCAATCTGACTCTCGTGGATCCACCACGGACCCTGATGGTAGACTGGGTTCGCATCCGGTGCGATGCCGGAATGATTCTCCTGCCCTTTCGGTCCGGTGCCCATTTCGACAAAAACAGCGTACTTTTTGTTTGTGTAGCACGTTCCGACTGTTTTATTTTCATCCTGCTCCACATCCGTAAAGATGCTGTTTTTCAGCTCACCATGGTCTGTCGGGCATCGCGCTTTCGCCTCTGCTTGCACAGTCTTAATCCCGGCTGCAACCGCCCGCTCAATGTCCAGCCGGGCGATTCCGTCAAATCTTTTTTCAAGTGTGTCAAGATTGTGGATCACTGTACCACCGCCTCTGCTTCCAGCCGGAGGAAACGTTCCGCGCGGACGGAAAGGATCCGGTACTGCGGAAGATCTGTTTCAATCCCGATCCGGTCAGCTTCTCTCAGCTCTGTATCCCTGTCCGACAGGTAGTAGTATGTTCTACCTTTCGCGTCTGTCTTCACCTCGTACCGCTCTGACAAGCGAATATTGCGGATGTACGGCAGACGCTGCCCATACAGATCTGCCTGCAACTTCCCAGATGCTGGCCACCACTCGCCTAAAATGGCTGTCCCGGATGCCGGGAAGTTTTCCTGCGTGCCGCCCTCCGCATCCCTTCTGACTGTGCGGTTATACAGATACAGTGTCTTCTGTCTGCTTCTTCTGAGTCTCATATGTGACACCTCCTACCCTCGCCAGCCGGTACCGGTTCAGCACGTCATAGATCTGTGACGGGGCGGAGTCAAAACTGTATGACTCTCCGCCCTCGCTGCGGCTGCTCTCGCCCTCTGTGCCCATCCGGTTCAGGGCGATGACTGCCAGATCGCGGACTGCCTTCTCAAGACCGGTCACAATCCGCGTGCGACCGGTATAGGACAGAACAAACTGTTCGGCATCATCGAGCAGGATCTGCAGCAGCACCTCGTCACGTTCTCCGGTCAGTCTTTTCAGTTTCTCGATCTCAGTCATGTTTTCACGCTCCGTCAGCCGTTTGTGATCAACCGCGCCATCGGAATCGCTTTCGGATCGAATTTGATTCCCCAGTTTGCAGTAGCGAACAGCTGCTCATCCGTTGGGGATTCCGTCCATCCGGATTTCGGGACAATGAAGCTGAACCCGTTCGGGTGAATCGTTTCCCTCATTCTTGTGATCAGCTCATCCTGACCACCGTTCTTCTTTGGGTCGCGGTTGGTTTCAACCGGTACATCCACACGGCCCTTTGCGGTACGAATTACACCCTGACCGAAAAGATAGGTCGTGTATTTCTTCAGATCTTTATTATCTCCAGACCCGCCAACCGCCGCGCATGGCACTCCATCGTCAATGATTACGGTATATCCGTTTGCGGATGCAATATTCATCGGCCGCTGGATGCCGTTTGCATCTGTGTATTTCCAGTATTCCAGAAGTTGTTTGTTCTCCAGCGACTTGGCTACATTAGAATGCATGATAGCAAGCGCAAACTGATCTTTATGGTCGCCGCAGGCCTGTACCGCAAGGTCATTGAGGTCCGTTTCTGCGATGACCTTGGCGGTTCCTGTTGTGGAGCACAGGTCAAGCGTATGTTTTTCATTCCAGGACTTTGCATTGCCGGATGCTCCAGTGATACCAAATACTGCATCCGTGATACCGATCAGACGCTTCTGACGTCTCTTCTGCCAGTATCTTGCGACAGTGGCCACGATGTGCCCCATCGGGTCTGCTCCGGACAGCTCAGCGGTGAAATTGCGGGCGAAGAAGCCCTTCGCGCGGCCATAGACAACGCCGGTCTGGGAACCGCCGCCCACCTCTGTTACGGTAATATCCGTCTGGCCATCGTAGTTCTGATCTTCGCCATCCAGCACATCGTAGAACGGAATGGTGTAAATATTTCCTCTTCCGCCGATCTGTCCGGCAATCAGTGGATCCTCAACCACTGCTCCGGACTCGATCATTGCTGTCAGGTACGGATCCGGTGCTTCATTCCACATTTCCACGAATAATTCATCATCAAACGGAATTCCAAAAATTGTTCCTGCCATTTAAATCACTCCTTTTCATTTCAGCCCGGAAAGCTGCTTAAACAGCTCCGGCTGCTCTGTTTTCAGTTTCAAACGTTCCGCATAACCCATCTTTGCGTACATTTCTTTCGTCGGCGTGTCATCCGGCGCTTTTTTCGGCGGGGTGCCACCCTTCAGGCGTTCCTGCACGGCTGCTTCTACGGCTGCCTGGAATGCTTTTTCCACTGCTGTGATCGACTTATTGCAGGACTCAGCATCCGTGTAATTCAGCACTTCTGCCAGTCCTGCCGGGAGATTCTTTTCTGCAAGGGTGTTTTTTGCTTCTGCCATCAGCTCCTTGCGTGTGATCGCCGCTTCCCGGTCGGAAAGCTCCTTTTCTTTTTTCTTCTGCAGATAGTCTGCCTTTTCCTCTTTAGTCATTTTTGCCAGCTTCTCAGCCTCGGAAAGCTTATCATCCGTCAGTGCCTGCCACTTTTCCTGCGCGTTTGTTACCGCTGTATTGACCGCTTTCTGCAGTCTGCGGTCAAATTCCGCCTGATTGCTGCCTGTTTTCAGGAAATCGTCAAAGGATACCGTAGATCCTGCGCCTCCATCTCCGCCTGAACCCTCTCCGGATCCGCTGCCATTGCCGCCATCAGCCCCAGCACCGTCTCCACCTTCTGCGAAAAACTGCAGGTTCATCGGAATTTTACAGTGACACAAAAAAACTCTTTTTCTCATTGTTCCATCCTTTCCGCCCAGCCTGTTCGCATCAGCGCCCGGGCCATTCGTTTATAGATTTGTCTGCTTCTTTAACGCCTGGCAGAAAAAGGCATAAAAATAACACGCATCGCTGCGTGCCAACTATGTAAAAAGAGAACCTGTCTCCAAGTTCTCTTTTTAGCAATCTTATCTATCTACGATTTGTTTAACAATCAAATGAATATTACTGAGTGCCCTTTCATCCTTGCACCGCAATACAGCCAAAATAGTCAATGTCCTGTCGATGTCCGTGTCCGGAAGACCCTTGTCTTCTTTACCATACACTCTGCAGAACAATTCAGATATGTTCATCAGCTGCTCTAGTGCAAATTTATTTTTATTCTTCTCACAATATGAAACAGTGTTCTCTATTATTGTTTTCCTGCTTAACCGGCTCATACTCTGGCACCTCCCCACAGATTGACCTGCGCATTTTCTACCTGGATCTGCGTGGCCAGTATGTACGGGAGCTTGTACTGCCCGATGATCTCCACCGCATCGCTGCACTGACTCCGTTTGATCGCCTTGTATGTCGTCACGCCAAACTGCCGTTTCAGCTCTGAGTAGATGTCGCTGTGCACCTTTCCGCGAAGAGATCTGTCTGCATATGCCTCACTGCCTTTCCCACCAAGGCACTCCACACCCTTTTTCTTCACGGCACAGGTGATTTTGTCAATCTCAATGCCGAGGATCGGAAGGTCTGCTTCCAGACGGTCGATTTTCTGGTCGAGACGGTCTACCTTTTGAGTTAATTCTACGCTTCCCATTGCGAGGAGCTGAATCTGCTCCGGAACGGTCATAGGAACCTTCATGCGGTTGTATTTCTTTTCTACCGCGATGAAGTACTTCCGAACCTGTTTGCCCTTGTCATTCCGCTCAAGCATTGCCATTTCTTTAGCGGTGTCAAGCTTGATGATGTACTCTTTTGACCGGCCGCCGTTTTCTAAAATTTTAGAAAACGCTTCGAAATCTTCATTTTCAGTAGCATCGCAATCGTTCAATCTGTTTTTAATCCAATCAGCAAATTTGCTCTTTACTTCAAGTACTCCATGAAGTTCTGAGCCGTATACTACCTTTTCGCCACTGCTTGTTTCATATACTGGTACTAAATTGTTTTCGATGACTTTTAATTCACTCATATTTTTCCCTCCTGAGAAATACTTGATTTTCCCAAAAGGAAATGGTAGAATGAATTACCAAATCCTTTTGGGGTTGGTGTCTATAAGAGATTCTGCACTTTGGTCAGTGGGAGAATCTCTTATTTTTTACCTATTTCATTTTCTACCAAGCCGATACCTTTCATTATCGTGTCCGTTCTTGAAATTTCAAGCACTTCTGCGCATTTGTCTATGCGCTCTTTTTCTTCCTTTGTAAGTCGAATATTGAGCTTTTCCTTTCTGGACTCGCTGTTGATCGGCGGCCTGCCTGTTCTTGGGGACATTTCCTTACACCTCCTTGACTTTTGTCCTTGCATAATTCACTATATATTATGGGCGCACAAAAGTCAAGTACTTTTTCAAAAAAGTGGTGGCAGATTTATCTACCACCACAAGCTGATTTTATATCATTCTCAAATTATAATCCATCTGAGTTCCCGTTTTCCCGTGCCGCGTCCTCTTTGTCGCTCTTTTCTTTCTTAATTGCATCAGATCCCTGCTGTAAAAGATCATCTCCACCGCGCCACACATATGATACGAAAATTTCATCATCGTAGAAATTGGTCGTGTCGTTTGTAGCATCTGTGCACCGAAGAACCAGCTCCGTGTCGTTTGCGCCATACCAATATGTATAAGTGTATGCATTGCCCCACATATCTGCGTCATCCGTCACTTTTGCAGGATCACCATAAAGTTCCGAAAGTTTACTTGTTAAGTCATCATACATTTCTTTCAGATTTGTCGGATCAAATTCATATCTGGCACCATACAAAGCGCTATCGCTTTCATTGTATGTCAGGTAACCATTGACCGGCAGAAATGCAAAATACAGTTCGATGCCAGATGTTGTATACCCTGCGACTTCCTGTTCGCCGTTAAATGCGTTTGAAATAATATTCATCCCAGTATTATCAAAGTCAATCCCTTTGTAATCCCCAAGCAAGATATCATCCGCAGAATATGTTTTATATCCCTCGCCGTTTATGTTCCATAAACTCCAACTCCCAAGCTGCTCATTCACGGCAGGAAAAGCGGTTCCCCACGGAATATCCCTAAAAGTGATTTCTTTCTCACCCTCAGATGCCAATGAAATATTACATCCAAGACCAGTAAGTAACGTAGATGCAAGTACAACAACAAAAGCTCTCTTCATAGCAAAGCCCTCCTTTATGTAAGTAAGTTCACTATAGCACATGCTCGGTATAATTGCACCTTGAAATCTATATGCGTGGGTATAAAAATACCACCAATCAATGATGACAGGTGGTATTAATACCATAACAGCGTTTTTTCTTTCGGCGGTTTCTCCATTTTTGCAAGTCGTTTTAACTCACGTCTGACGTGCGCCGCTGCAAATGAACTGACATTATGGTGTTCTATAATCTCTTCGTTTTTCAGATTCATTGACATGAAGCCTTTTTCTGACTTTCCCTCTGTATAATAATCTGCTGAGATATTATTTTCTGTTTTTGTTATGTTTTCAGCCTCCTGATGTTATTATACCAGAACTGGCCTCTTTTGCAACTGTTTTACCATTGCCCTCAACATATTTTCCGTACCACTCCCCGTACGTCATCGACCCCGGCACAAGATACGTATGCCCGGTCACCGGATCACGGGCACGCCGCTTCATTCCCGCCAGCACCTCGGCCGAAATGTATGCAATCGTTGTGCATCGGCACCACGGGTGCATCGGTGGGCAATTCTTGCCAGGCTCCTGATCGGCAACCGTGAAGATCTTCCCGTCGAGTGGGATGCAGCATTTGTCGCAGGTTCGCAGATCGAGCGTCGCAAGGTAGATGTATCTGTCTACCCCACATTCCTGATAGGACTGCATTTCCATCTGATTCGTTAGGTAGCTGCTCTCTGTCCGAACAAGCCTGCGGGATCGAAACGCGCCCTGTGCATACTTCTTCGAAATTTCAAGCGACATTTCTCGTTCGGTTTTTCCGGTCAGCAGACCGAGAAGCATTTCTTCTTTCAGATCCTGCGCGAGTCCATGTGTATTCTTCCAGATGCGGGCGGAATAATTCTTTCCTGACCATTTTGTGTTGATCACGCGATCGATCTGCTTCTGATCAATGTGAGAACACGAAAATCCCACACCTGCCCGCTGTTGGATATCAAACACAGTTTTGTAATATGCCTCGCGTGCAAGGTCAATGTAATGCTGCTCCTGCAGCTGCTTCTCCTGCCGGTATACGTGCTGCATCACAAGATCAATCTGAGTTTGAAGCTGTTCGAACCGTTCAATCCGCGCCCGGTACGCCTGTGATTCAAGGACGCGTAAGATCTCTGCCTTATCAGCCGGGATCACGCCGCCCTGAAGCTTTTCAAGCAGCTCCTGAATCGATGCTGGATCCCGCAGGGTGTTCAGCAGCTGCCGAGCCTCTTCTTCTGTCAGGTTGTGGCGGCTTATGTATTTCTCAAATGTTTCCCGTGCCTCTTTGCTCAAATACTGAGACGCCCGGTAATAGATCTCTGCGATCAGCTTGCTTGTCTCTTCCGCACTCTGCATGTGCTCAAACATCCGCTGCGCTGCCCGGCGCTTCCAGTATGCTTCACTGCTCATCTACATCATCTTTCTTCCCTGGCGGTGCGTCATCTGGCGGTTCATTCGCATGGCTGCCGAACAGCTCCGCCTGCTGCTTCAACGCTTCCTGCTCCTCCTGCTCCACTGTTGCAAGTTCTTCATCCACGTTATCGACAAACGGGATCTGAGACAGAAGCGTCTTTTTGCTGACCTTGCCCCATAAATTCGCAACCATCTGTGAAATTTCCAAAAGGTTTTTCGGGAGAGCCCGCGTAAATACTGGCGTGATTGCTGCCAAGGCGATCAATATTCCAGATCTGGTGTTCAGAAAATTACAAAAAATCCGCAGCCGCTTCCGCAGGCCTTTTTTGTAATACCGTGTCTTGATCTTCGTGATATTCTCCATACCGAGCAATTTGAATTCCATCGCCACGCCGCTGACATTTCCGCCGAATGATTCATCTGTCATGCACGGGATGTGCGAAAACTTATGAATGTCCTGCTCGATCGCCTTTTTCAGCACTTCCACGCCTGTCTCATCGTACGTGCGGGTCAGGTACTCTGCCTTTGCTCCTGCTCCTGGCAGCTCAATCAACTTCTCTTTCTTGAGCCGTTTCATCGCTTTCTCTGTGCCCTTTCCGTCTCCCGGCTCATCGTCCTCGTCACTCAGGAGGGTTCCGTACAGTGCAAGGATCGAATCGATAAACTGCTCCTTGTCTGTGATCCGGTCGCTCATCAGCGCGTTATACGCATCAATCAGCGGAATCTGCAACTCAAAGTCACCAATCGCCAGTTTGTTATTCAGATACTCAACGATCGGAACCTCGCCTTTGAAGTGCGGCTCCGGAGCTTCAATCAGTGCCTGCGGACCTTTGATGTCCTGAATGTTCAGCACGTATTTATAGTTCTGAGTCAAAATTGTAGCAATGTACGTTGTCAGTGACTGGTCTGTATCATCAACCCGCGCATAATAATACACGCCGAACAGCTCGTTCTGTTCGATTGTGTCATCATAGACCAGAAACGTATTCTGCGGCGGAAGGTTTTTCACGGTGAGATCTGTTTCATCGTGTTTGGTGTATATGTACTCATATGCTCTGCCGTATATCGACAGGTCTAGCCCGTTGTCTCCGTCTACTTCATCAGCTCCGGCAGTTTCAAGTGCATCTGTCAGCGGCTTGATATCCTCATCAGCCTTGTATGTTACCGGGTTACCGATGAAATAAGATGACGCCGTGTCTGAAATATCCTTTGCGTGGTTGCAGACCAGGCGGTTTTCCCGTTCCTCTTCTTTGAGGATTTTGTGCTGCCCCTCGTAATATTTTTTCAGATTTTCCAAACGTTCTACGTCAGCGTGGTGCTTCTGAATCAGATGCAGGATTGCCTGCTTGTCCGGATTCAGTTCGTCCCACCGATCTGCAGGCATTGTAAAAACATGCATATGTATCACTCCTTAATGAAATCCGGCGGCCGACTTGTTCCCGATCCGTGCCGTTTGGTTTCCGAGTATCGTATAAACAAAATAACGGATAGCATCCATGCAATGATCAAACTGCTTTACCGGCTTATCTTCCCCGCGCGCTGTAGCCTTTTCATCCCAAATGTAAGATGCAAATTCTTTTCTGGTGTTTACACAGCTTTTTTCGAATGCGATCTTATCGAGATTCAGCGCCATGCTCACCAGCCGTATGCCGTCTTCCACATCATTTTTCGCTTGCAGAACCTTGTAGCCGCGCTTCCGCAATTCTGCAATGAAGGAAGCGGCCGACGGATCCACAATCATAGCCTTGATCTTCGTGCCATCCAGCCATGTTTCCAGGTCATCCGCATACTCACTGTCCGTTTTCTGTTTCCCCTCGTCGCGGCCGGAATAGTAATATTCCCGTGTACAGTACCAGACGCCGTCCAGCCCTTTTTCCCACAACAGGAAAACAGTTGCATTCTGGGTTCCGTAATCACAGCCGACGTACCGATTCCGGCCAATCAGCCTGTCTGCGAAATCCTCATATTTCTCAACGTGCCGCTTCTCGGAAAACATGTCATAGATGATGCCCTCGGCCATGCACCATAGGCCGAGTATATAACGCTTATAAAAGACACCGGAGTACATCGCGCGGTATCTGCTTTTAATTGCTGCTGAAAGTGACAGATTGTCATCCATCGTAAAATGCAGATACAGCAGATGTTTTTCTTTTTTCCGGTCAATCCAGTTTGTTTTAAACCAATGGTAAGGTCCATCTGGGTTGCAGTTGAACCAGAATTTTGAGCCTTCCACCGAGCAGCGGCCGGTCGCCTGGTTAACGAATGATTCCGGCATCAGGGCAACCTCGTCAAAAAAAACGCCTGCAAGAGTGATTCCCTGAATCAGATCCTGCGAGCGTTCGTCCTTGCCGCCAAATATGTAAAAATTGTTTTCTCTGCTCCCTTTGCTGATAATCACAAGGTTATCTGCACGGTGCTCTGTCACTTTGTAGCCGCGGGACTGGAGCATCAGTTTCAGCCAAAACAAAACATTCCTTCGGAAAGAACCGATTGTTTTGCCACACATAGCAAAGTTCTGCCCGTCAAAATTTGTCATCGCCCACAAAGCAAACGAAAGCGACATGCTGAGAGTCTTTCCGGATCGTATCGCGCCATCTGCAATGATTCCGTCACAGTCCCGTACCGGCGAGTCTTCTGTCCACCAGTTCAGAACCTTTCGCTGTTTCTGCGAAAATGCCTGAAATTTAAATACCTGTCTCGCTCTCTTCCTCGCCATTTGCCCAATCCTCTGCGGCTGTGCCTTTCAGCGCTTCCAGGAATCCATCGTCTGCAATTTCATCACCTTCATCAGTCTGTGCTTTCGCTTTTGCCAGCTCCGTCTGTGCCCTGATCTGTTCAATCCGCGCCCGCTGCTCCTCTGTTCCCATGTTCATGTGCCCGGACAGCCATTCCAGCGCCTTCATCCGGTCTGAGAGTTTGATGCTTGCGCCGTCTTTTCCCTGCTTTACCTCGGAAATAATTGTTCCATCCACATCCGAAGAATCCCTAAAATGTACTTTGTTGATAACCTTTGTAAGCATTTTTTCTTCTCCAGATTCCGGATCCTTTGTTTTAACCGGTCCGTAAAGAGACATTATCGGCACTTCTTCTGTACCAAATTTCAGGAAATCCGTAATGTCCGCAAAAGCTATATCCATGTATTTCTGAAAGATATCAGACTCGGAAAGGAACTCCCGGTTGAGGCGTTCCTGTTTCAGTTTTAAGATTTCAGATTTTATCTTAGGGTTTCTTAGGCAACTGCTACCTTCCACCATAGCTGTTTCATAGCTACATCCATACGCTTTTTGATATGCTTTCGTGGCATTAAAGCTCCGAATGTAATAAATACAAAAAAGCCGCTGTTTATCAGTCAAATCAGGATTTCCGATTACCTGATCAACTTCCCATTCAGCCGCTTCTTTTTTCCCGCGCTTTTCAGCTTTCTTCCCTTTTGCAACGTTGCATTGATCTTTTGCAACGTTGCAATCCCAGTTGTAACGGTTTTTCCAGCTTCGAACCGTTCCCTCCGGAATGTTCAAGGTGTTGGCAATTTCAATTAATTTCAGACCTTTCTCGTATAAATCTTTGGCCTGCTTTACGCGTTTGTCTTGTGCTCTTGCCAAGCCTCACCACCTCTCATTCGTTTATTTTTATTGCATGCAAAACGCCCCGTATCTCTACGGAGCGCATCAAAAGAGGTATATTGTAATGACAATCAGAACGTCCGGATTCGAACCGGTAGCTCGGTACAGCCAGCGCTCTCCCACGCGTTGAGAGACGTTCTGAAATCGCCGCAGCTGCCGACTGCGGCACCACATAAAAGGAGGAAAGAAGAAATGTCGTATCTGCATCTTTCTGTGCTTACAATATATCATAGATGCAGTGTGTCATTCTATGTCATCTTGAAATTATTTAATGCCTTGCTATGCAGGCGATGAATCTGTTTCCAACTATAGTCCATCTTCACGGCCACTTCCTCCCATTTCAATCCGCGAATGTACCGGAGCCGCAGCAGCAGGCTTTCCGTTTCATTCTCCATCGCGTCGATCCTTTCAGTGATCTCAGTTCGGATCTGAAGCTTCCTTTCCAGCTGCGTGCGCAGTTTTCGATCCAGCTCGTCCAAATGTGCAGCATATCCGGAGAGGTCTCCCCCTCCGGATCCGTGCGGCATTCCATCTTGCGCTGGGCTGCCGGGTATCATACGATCAAGCCGCAACTCGTCGATCTCGTGCTCAAGCACTTCCTGCATCCGCTTTGCTTCAAGGTACTTTCGCAGATATTCTTTTTTTCGATTGTTTTCTTCTCTGACTGCCTGTTCCATCAGCATCACCCCTTATTCCACCACATCCGCCGACCAACCGGCCGCTCTTTCTGTACTGCGATTTGCTCCAATTCAAAATATTTGAAACTCTCCCGCGTTCCCTTCTCGTTCTTGCAGAGCAGGTGGTACTTATGTTTTTCTACCACTTCCCATTCCTTTGCACGGATTATCTTTTTCCGTTTCTCGCCTGGGCTTGCCGGTTCGATCTCTGTTTTTGCGATCATAATCTTCTGCCCAATCTTATATTTCTTCTTCAGGCGTTTCCGATCCTCTACTCTCCACCGAACCGGTATTCCCACTACTGTTCCTTCCATCCACATTATCTTTTCCTCCTCTTTCCTGATACGGCCGGTGCTCCATCTGCCACCGCGCCGATTCCGGGATATGTTTCGTTGCTGCTCCATCTTTGCGAAACAGCAATGCCCGCAGCTGCTCTTTCGTCAGATGCCTTCGTCCATTTTCCATCCGCATATCCTCCTACACCAGCAACTCCGGATTGTCGATCGTGTTACCAACTACTTCCCAGATTTTTTCATCGCTCTCGTCCATCACATCCGGATCACACTCATGATATTTCAGTGCCCAGCAAAATCCAGTCCAAATTACCTCTGTGCGTGTTACCTCTTCCGGAAAACGCTTATCAAGCCGGGCTTCGAGGATGTCGTGCTCGAATATCAGCCACCCATTCTTGTCTCTCAGACCGGTGCTCTGGCAGATTGTATCCGGATCGACCGTATACATGCACGGAAGCGTGTTCTGATCTCCGATGAAATATCCGTCATCATCGTAATGTAAATAACCTCCAATCCAATTGCCTGTGCAAGCGCCTATCTTTCGTTTGCCGCGGAATAAAAATCTATCGTTCATTTCGCATTCACTCCTCCAAAATAATTTTTTCAGGAGCCCGGTATACCCTTACCCCGGCCGGAGGCTCGGCTCCTTTCCTTTAGTCAAACAGCGACATCTGTTTTTCTGTTTTATAATTCATCCATATTGTTTCCGTCCGTGGAAGCCCGCCTTCCGCGCAGCTTGAAAACTGTCGCTTTTCCCAGTCATGCAGATAATCGTTATATAGCTCTGATTCATAGCCGGAAATCATGATTTTTGCACTGCTCCGCAATAATGCTTTCAATAACGCTTCGTGATCTTCGTTATTCATCTCATGTGCATATTGCTTTTGTGATCTGGTGCTCAAAACGTACGGCGGATCTACATACATGAAAACATTCGGGAAATCAAATTTTTCGATAAGATCCAGTGCCGGTTTATGCTCAATTTGCACCACCCAGAGACGTTCGGCAACTTCCACGATTGTTCTTGGGAGTCTGCACCATTCCGCAAGTGCATATGCCCTTTCACGCCCCTGCACATCATTTTTCCACCCAACCTTGCTTCCATTGCTACGATATCCGTACCCCCTGCCACATTTTAACGAGGAAAAGCCTTGCTCTCTCAAATTGTTCGCAACTGTAATATGTTGCGTCGCACGCAAAGTTGTATTCCTCCCGCGCATACGGTGTGGCTGCTACGTCCCTTGCAAGTCTTTCAGGATCTTTTCGTATGCATGCGAAAAGGTTCACAACATCCCCATCAATATCATTTATTGTTTCGATTTTTGACGGAGGCTTTGTAAAAAGCACTGCTCCGCTCCCGAAAAACGGTTCAAGGTAGCTTTTATGCTCCGGAATCAATGCCACAATGTCCTTTGCAATATTCCATTTGCTTCCCGGATATTTAAGTACTCTTTTCATTTCATCACCTGTCTTTTCTCCGTTCTGCCAGGAACACTCCCAGGCTCACTGCTCCGATCGCGATCATCAGCGTCAGCGCTGCGACCGAAAGAATCAGGCACGTCAATGCTACGAAATCATTCATTTTCTTCCTCCTCCCGGTACTGCTCCGGCAATTCCATCCAGGCATTCACAAAAAGTCCATATGTGTTAAGCGGCTTATCAGAATCGCCATCGTAGAACGCACCGCCCTGTTCGTCTTTTTCGTATCTTCCGATCGTCGGCAGCGAAAAATTTGCAAACGACAGCATGATGTACCGGTCATCATCCGGAACCCGCTCTGTGATCGGGATCTAGCGCCGTTTCTGTCTGTTTCTAAATTCCTCTACCTCCTCCAATACTGCGTAGCTTGCGGCTCTTTCGCCAATATCATCTTCCAGATCTTTTTTGTGTCTAATAACTGCCAGTATCTCTTCCCATGACATGCCTCCACGTTGTGCGAGCCGTTCAAGCGTTTGCCCGTGGTTTTTTATTACCCAGGGGCCATGCGGCTCTATAAACTTCCATGGAATCGCTCCGCCTCCAATGACAGGAAAGCTCTCTTCTTCCATTTTCAGCTCCTTCACCGCGATTCGCACCGCCTCACAGCAGCCGTCGCAGCCTTTTTCTTTTGTGTAATACTTGCAGTAGCCATCCGCGTCGCAACGTTTCAGCATGTATTGCAATCTCTCTTCTGCTTCTCTGCTATTCATCTTCATTCCTCCTTTATCATATCGAATAGGCTCAATTGCACCGGTCGCTCCTGCTCTTCTTTCAGCTTCAGCTTCCGCAGCTCCGCAAGCTCTTCGAGCCTGTCTGGGCCAAACCATTTATCTGCGTGTGTCCGGTCAAGACTTGTCTTCGGCAAATTCTCATAGCCGATATCCACCAGTTTCTTTTCAAGTTTTTGAATGCGTTTTTCTGCCGCCGTTTGCCGTTTGTCTTTTTTCTGCTCTTTTATCAGTTTTTCTTTATCTGACACATGAACTACTTCTATGCCTTCACTAATGTCCTGCAAATCTTGCATCAAATCTCGGCTCTCTCTCTGTTCTGCCCGAATATTCATAATTTCTACTTCCCGTCCAGACAGGGCAATTTTCATACCGTATTTGTCGCGCTCTTTTTTCTTGATATCCTCTTGACATCTTTTTACAATCTGTTCGCAGATCGTAATCGATGTAGGACTCTTGAGCAATTTGACGCCTTTATTTATTCGTACGACTTCTTGCCCGGAAAAAATAGTGTCATCATCCCTGATGTACGATATCCTCACATCGTAGAACACATTTCCTTTCTTTGTGCTCACAGTTTTTCCTGTCAAGTCGCAATTTTTCCCACTGTTCACGCAAACGTGTGAACAGTGGATCGGATCGTAATGCTGCTCCCATTTGCCAGTCCAGTCATTCCAGCGCGTATGCCACATGCATACGTGGCCATTTACTCTTTTTGAAAATGCTTCAAGTTTTTCTCTCTTTTTTACATCCTCATCGTGTAATACCTTTTCCAGGCTCTTCTCATACTCATACGGCACATTAACAGCGTGGCAATCACACCAAAATATTTTTGGCAGACCTCCTCCCCGTGCGTCACCGAGGATCTGATTTCTGAGATCGCACGCATCTTTTCGGTACGGGCAATTTATCACCGGATTATTGTTTTCAGGAATCCATTCAATTCCCATATACCCCATGCTTCCTGTCTCAAACTCAGATCCTCTTGTCAGTAATCCACACCCGGTAGAAAACACCATCCCGCCCAAAGTTTCTGTTGTGTATACAAATCCACCGTAGATATTTTGCAACGGGCTCTTTCCATATCGTCCCCCGGCGATCTGCACGTGAGTTGGATAGTTTTCCTCTGTGTAGCCCTCTGTCAAAAGCTTCTGAGTAAGCAAATTATATTCTCCCATCTCCAGCACCTCAGATTCCCTGGCATGGCCGCATCCCATAAAAATTTTCCATCACGTCACGAAGTTCTTCCGCAGTTTTCCCGTACTCTTTCGCGATACATCGCTCGCAGCATGGGAATCTGTATGCCAGTGTCTTAGATAGCCTGATGTCCCAACTATTTAGCTGCTCTCCGCAGGAATTACAATATTTGTCAAGCCATATTACTTTCATTTTTCTTCAAGGAGCCGATGCGCATCTTCCCGGGAAGCTCCGCCTCCTTTCTGTGATTTACTTTTCCTTTCTGAGCCGTCTCATCTGCCGGTTCTCGGCCTGCGCCACGCCTGCTCCGGCCTGCGAAAACTTGTAATCTTTGCAGTGCGACATACCGCACAGCAGGCCGGATGCCTTGGTCTTCGAAAATCTCGATTTGCTCATGTCTCTTCTTCTCCCGTTCTTATGGTTGTGTTATTTCCAGTGCAGTACGGGCAAGGGCGCGCGCAATCAACTTCTGCGCCGAACCCATACAGTCGGGAAATGTCCGGTCCGGATGCTTTATACAGAATCCAGCCGTTTCCGTGACACGTTTTACACTTGTTTTTCCTCTCTACCTGCACGTTCTTCCTCCGTTACTCGCAATTCAGCTGCTTCATCGCCTGCGCCGCGAGTTGCTGAAGATCTCTCTTCCGCTGCTGCAGCGCCGGTGGAAGCTGACGTGTTTCTTTTTCTGCTTTCTGCTCTTGTTCATATGTCATTCGAAAATTTGCTCGGTCTGCTGTCATATTTTCGGAAGTGCACAGATTCTGAAACCCCAGCCGCTTTACGCACTTCCGTGTGATGTCATCAAGCCGCTCCATTGCGTCCTCTTCCCGGTACATCCCGCAGAAGCGGATCGCAGCCATCACTTCACCCCATGCATCGCTCCAGCTTTTTGTTGTAGAGGACGTGACATTGCTGCATCTTTCCCGTAGCTCGGAAATGCTCGGCGCGAACTTGCATGTGCTCATATGCTCTTTCAGTGCGATCATGCAAGCGCTGTAGTCAAGGTCTGCAAGCATGGTGTACCAGACCTCTTTTGATTGTTTGTCCGGCATGATATTTGCAGCAGGCCACGCAGCCCTGATTGCAGCGGCGATGGTCACAAACTCTTGTGCCGTCATACTTCTCCCTCCTTGTGTTCGCTTGCCCATTCCGCCAGATCGTCATATCTTCCTGCTGTCTGTTTCCCTGCATGAGAGTCATTTTTCAGCGGGAACAGACCGATCCAGCCGTTTGCGATCGACTGCTCAATGATTGCGATTTTGGAATCCACATCCGTCCCGGCAAGAGTATCAAGTTTTTTGACAGCAAGCTGCATTGCCCGGTCTGTCAATGGTCTCCTGATCTGCTTCCGGAATGTCTTGTACTCCGCCAGTGCCGCGTCCACGCGCGCGTTTCCCGAGTAGGATTCGGATTCCGTATTCGGATTAGGATTCGTATTCGGATTAGGATTACGGGAACATTTGCTTGCATTTGTGTTCATCTGCATACAAATGTTTTCAGATGCTTTCATGTTGCTATCACCTGCTGTTTCTTCGTTTTCAACACTCGGTTCCGGGTATCTGCTCTTTTTTGCTCTAACATTCTGATGGACTTCCCAAGTTGGGAGATAGAGGAAAGGCTTACCGTCTACTCTGTACAGCTTCACGCATCCTACTTCCGCCAGCTTCACAAGCGCATCTTCTATGTTTTTAAGAGTCACCCGGTCTTTGAGCGGGAAAAGCCTTGCTTTTAAGATCGCAGGCCTTGCATCAAATCTTCCGTAATCATCGCAATTTACGATCAATCGGTAAAAAAATGTTTCTTCGAATGATGACAGCTCATTGATGCTGTCGCTGGAGCAGATGCTTTCTTTCAATATCCTGTTCGGCATCTGATTTCCTCTTTTCCTCTGTTGCGGCGTATAACTCCATAAAATCATCCAGCCGCAACGTTACTTTCCATTCCTTCCGGTTTTTCCGGTGGAATACTGCCGGGATCTCACCTGCTCTGGCATCCCGGATTGCCTGCTCCATAGCCGCATCCAGATTCAGTTTTTCCACGCGTTTGCATTCGATGTGGATGCCTGGCAGGCCAACCACATCCGCATCTCCATTCACCCCGCAGAACTGCTGTCCGCGCCGGCAGTTATAGCCATATCCTTTCAGGATGCCGGCAAGCTCCCGCTCACCGGCCGCTCCTTTCTCCCTGCTGTTCGTCATTATGCAATGACGGTAATTCTGCCGTCTGCAAGGATCTCTTTCAGCTCTGAAAGGAAATAATTTTTGATCAAATGCATTGCCTCGTTTTTCCACATACCGCCTTCTGCTTCGACGAGTTTGAACTGCACACCGCCCTCGTCTTTGATCCGGAACACGAACTGGCTTTCCGGCTGCTCCACTTCGAGGAAAGTGCGATACGGGCAAAGCGTTACCGGATTCGGGACAATCACGTCTGCCTTGGAAGCAATTCCCTGCTTGATTGTGGTTTTCTGCGATACGCCATCATCCCCGTATGCAGCCGTTGTCTTTGCCTCTACGTTCCCGGCAACTTTCTGAAGAGTAACCAGATCCGGCGTCACTTCAAAATTCGCCTGCAGCTCGATCAGAAAACGCTCCTGATCGTACCAGCGGTCATATTTAAATTCAGGAACCCGCGCAACTGATTCAAACAGATGCTCTCTCGTCCGTTCCTGCGTCAGCCCGGAGTACAAAGATACCTGTGTCGGGCTTTCAACATGAATAATCATGTGCTCCCGCAGCTCCTCACCACAGTTTTTGATATAATCAACCATAGAGGTTAAGGTTGACGCAGAAATTTCTTCAGCAAATTTCTCTTCATCGTAGCGTTTCAGAGTCTTGTTACAATATACTTTTCCAGCAATCTCAAGCACCTTCGGTTCCATCGCCTGTTCTTTTAAATCTTCAATGTAACGTAATGCCTTTTCAATCATGGCCTTATCCTCCTCTTATTATCTTGCTGCACGCAGATCGATCACATTGTTGGCTGCGTGGTTATTCATCGGTGTATCGTAAATCTCCCCGGTTGACGGGTCTACAGTGCGAATCATTCCCTCTTCAACTTCTTCCATCTGGAGCTGTCCAGGCAGCTGTTTCCCGATCTCAACCGCCTCTACTTCTCCGGTCTTAAGGTTTTTGCCCATGTTCATCGCTGTGACAGCACCAAGGGCCGGTGCGAGTGAAGATTTTGCTTGCACACCTGTCGTAACAAAATCACGGTTTTCATTCGGCTTAAAGTCGATCGTGATGGTGATCCGGCGCTTGGCTGTTGCATCCGTATTCGGATCCTGAATGTTCTCCGTGACCTTCTTCAGTTCCCGGTTGACCTGTGCTGAAAATGCACCGTTGGCAAATTCTTCCATATTAATGTGATTCATCTTTTCCACCTTTCCGCCGCCGGGTACCACCTCCAGCGGCTACTATTTTTTATGTGATATGATTTGTGGTGCCTTATAAGTAGCTGCGCCCATAACGCCGGATGAAATCCTCCCGGCTGCCGTTTCGGGCTTCCCAGACAGTCTGTGCTTTCTGTTTCAGCAGCAGATCCGTCTGTCTGTTTCTATGTGCGGCTTCCTTGCCGTTCCTGTGGCACCGGGTCCCGCACAGCATAACTTTCATTCCATCTTTTTCAGAAAGTGTTCTGTTTGCTGCTCCGAAAAAGATATGATGTTCTTCAAGCGGATCTCCATTGCCATTTCGCCCGCACAGATAACATCTACTGTTGTCGCTTTGCATAACGCTTTTCATAAGCGATCATCATCTCCTTGATCTGATCCGGTGTAAGCGTCTCAATTCCGAGTTCTTTTGCCTCTGTTACAACACCATCGATTAATACCGACATCTCCCGCGTGTCATACGTGCTTGATCCCCGCAGCATCATATATGTACGATACAGCTTCCCGTCTTTGCCAAGCTTGACCTGTGAGGTCGGGCGCAAATGATATGACATTGCCTCGTCTACGCGCCTCTGGGCGTCGTCTGTGTCCGGTATGACAAGATATACTGCCTGTCCGTCCACAACCTCGATCTGCCCGTATTTCCTCAGCATTTCATTATGCACGAATGCGCTTGACTCTCTGATCGTCTCTGAGATTTTTTTGCACAGCACCCAGTAGTATGCATTTGCGTCCAATGATCTTTTTGCCCGGAACTGCTTAATCTCTATGCTGAGATCCTTTTCCGTCAACTTCTCCGCTTCCGCCGGATCACAATCTGTCGAAAGGGTAATGTCAATGCTGTGTGTCACGTAGTCACAGCTGATGCCTTTGATTTTTCCGTGGGTAATCATACGCCGTACCTGCTTGCGATCTCATCGATATGTTCGATGATGTTTTTATGCTTTGTTTCGGTAAGATCCTCTAAATGCTCAACTTTATATAAAATAAGTACTTTTGCTTCGTCGATTTTCTTATTCGCAAACAGCTGGCTTAATGCGGACGCCTTTGTTTTACCGATTTTCTGTGCACTTATCACGGCAGTTTTGCTTGCTTGATTCTCTGCACATGCATCATCGCGGGCTTTCTGTTTATCATCTTTCTTTGCTTGCCTTTCCGGAAAGCAAAATACGGTTATTTCTGAATTGCCCACTTTTTTTACAATTTCAAGTTCAGAAATTCTTCCGTTATCGTCATAACCGATTTTTTTTACAGAAAAATCATCATAGCAAACATATCGCCCATTTGTTTCTTTAATCGAACAGCTTTTGGCTGGTATTAATACTCTCGGGGCCGTATACAGTTCCCTCCCAATTCCCCAGTTAAAACACGCACGTTTGAAGGAATCCGATGCAAGGCCTTTTTCTTTTTCGGTATTACTTTCCGTCCCAGTATCTTCTTTCGAAATCCAGATCTTTTTCTCTTCATCCCAGATGGATACGGTACAATTTGCATTTTCTCTGCTGTGCGAGCGCTGCCAATTCATCTTCCCGACTGTTTCATCAAGGATGTTCATATCACATCGAGCATCCTTATAAAGCAGCAGAAAGACGCCACTTTTTAAGATCCTTGCAACCCTACAATCAATCTCATCTGCTCGCAAAAAACGAAACTTCAGTTCCATGCGGCGCCTCCTTATTTGATAGTGATGCTTTTACCGGCCACAAGTGAAACTCCATCGATAGTAGCTCCATTTTTCAGTGCCGTCTTCAGCGCCGCTTTATCCGGTTCCGGCTGCTTAAATCTCAAATACTCATCCGGCAGGGTTGCCCCTTCCTTAATTTCTACTGATTCTGTCCTGCGGAATGAGACTGCAACACGCGTGGATTTAAACGGCGCTCCTCCCAGATATGTAGAAATGTAGCGTTTTAAGCTCTCCATTTTGTTTTCCGTACTCTTCTGCCGCTGCGCAAATGCATCTTTCTCGGCTTTCAGCGCCTCAGCTTCCGCTTTCAGGTTTTTAATCCACAGGCAAATGTTTTCTACTTTTTCATTACGTGCCATGTTCAGGGCATCCAACATTTCCTCATTAATGATTTCTCCAGTCTCTGAATCCACGCAGTTCATAATTGCCCCGTCAATTTCAAAAAGTGTCATACCTCTATCTCCTTTTCCTTTTCAAGATCAAAACATACAATAGGCTCTGATTTCTCAATTGCTGGAAGCTCTCTGCCAAGCAGGGCCGCCACCAGATTACATTCCACATACCGGTCTTTTTTGTGCAACATGTAATTCATGATTGCGTTGATCTTTTCCTCATTCCCGACAAGTACCGCGTACTCATCAAGACTGATCGTAACTGTTCTCCCATCCATTGCTTTTTCCGTTCCTTTCTGCTATAATGCAATTACATTAGTTTTTCCATGCGTCCTGACTGAGTTGCCGCTCTTCAGGGCGTTTCTATTTTCCTTCCGCTTCCCGGTCAATCCGAATCAGCTCCCGCGCGATCTCCTGGATCAGTTCCGGCTCGTCAATTGCCGCCCAGTCCACCGGCACCCGGCCGCGGTCGATCGCGGACAGGATACGTGCTGCATTGCGCTCGTAGCGCTTAATCTCTTTTTCCAACATTACAGGACATCCTCCAGTCTCAATATTCTTAATGCCAGCTCAATTCCAAACCGCACCCCGTTCGCGAACGATCCATCCACTGCGATCTGTACTTTCAGAATCTTCAGGTCTTCCACATCAGCTGACTTTACTTTCAGTTCTACTAGATCCGGCAGTATTTCTCTCATGTCTCCCATGTCGTTTTTTTCTCCTTTCTTGAATCCACACCCCCGTGGCAGCCAGAGTTACCAACCACCACAAATGCATGCACACTACTGCTGCAGCCCATGTGGTGTCCTCACCGCCCAGAAGCTTGTACAGGAAAATGGTAGCCAGCGCAGCAGCGCCGTGCAATAATATCGTTTTTTCCATCTTCATTCACCCTTTCAGGCTGTGTTCTTCTTTTTTGTCATCTCTTCTTCGAAGCCGATCTGCTTTGCGGCTCTTATGATTGTGTCTCTAATCATTTCATTGACAATGTGTTTCGGCAGAGTGCTCTGCTCTACCCACTCGCCATTGACCTTGATCATGCTTACGATATTAATGTTTGACATTCCACCACCCCTCTTTTAGACTATTCAGTTATGCTTGGCTCTGTTATCATGTCATTTCCGCAATTGCGCTACTAAAGCAATAATCGCTATGATCAATGACACATAGGGCAATATATTCTGTCGCATCGCTCTCACCCCTCTCTATCCAGCCTTCACCCCGTTGGCTTCCTTATCACACCGCCACAGCATCCGGATTCTGTTTCATGTTCAGCCCGATCAGGATGCCTTTTACCTCTCTCTTGTCTCCATAATCAAGCTCCCGAAATAATTTGATCATTTCCTCAGCTTCCTCTTTCTGCTTTGCCAGATCTTCTTTTTTCATGCGCTTCACCTCTTTCCATTGACTTTTCCAACTACCGCCTCTATTCTGTACATACAGGCTCCCGCCAGAGCCGAGTGTAAAAGAAAGAGGAATCTTTATGAACCAATTCAATTATCCCGATTTTGAATCTATAAATCTCTTATTCAGAGAAAGACTCATACTCTTTTCACTTAGATTTAAAAAATCTCGAAAAGGGGACGTATATTCTCCACAACTCATTAAATTGAATGAGTATGGTTTTATTCAACAAAACCATCTTTCTCGCCGTGGTTCTGAGGGAGAATATCTTTCTAATGGAACATATTCCATTTCTGACAGAGGGCGACGATATCGAATCTATCTTCGTAAGCAACTATTTTATCGTTACTTAACACCTGTTATCGTCGCATTTCTAACAAGCATAGCAACAAACTTGTTAAAAGAGCTGTGGCTGCCGGTAGTATTAAGTTGGATACAGGGTCAGCCTTGATATTTGGCCAGACAACCTTTTTGATCAGCACCAAAAAACCAACAGCACCAAGCAGCAGAATTGCGATAACTGCGAGCTTCATTTTCTCACATCCTCTCTAAGTAATTTTCTGAACACAGCTAAACTCGTCCAAAACATCCGCTGTCTTTTCAAGTACAATTTTTGCTTCGGCACACGACAGCCCGGCTTCGGAGAATTTGTAGATAATTTCTTCCACAAGTTCTCCGATTTTTTCGCCATCAAGAGTCCGACCATTGTTCAGCTCGATTCCATAAAATGCAATCATCTTCTTACCTCCTTTCTGTGTCTTCAAGACATATTATAGTGTCTTAATTTAACTTTGTCAATTCTTTTTTGTGTCTTAATTCAACTTTTTCACTTGACCTTTTGTTTTTTGCGTGGTATTGTTGTAATCAGAAAGGAGGTGGACAACATGTCGCAAGGTGAGCGCGTTCTAAAAATCCGCAAAGCTTTAGATTTAACAATGGAACAATTTGGCGATAAGCTTGGCGTTCAAAAATCTGCTATTTCAAAAATAGAAAAAGATAAGGTAAATTTGTCGGATCAGATGATTAAATCTATTTGCCGTGAGTATAACGTTAATTACGATTATCTCATGCACGGTGAAGGGGAAATGTTTGACGACTTACCCAAAACGATATTAGATGAGCTGTGCTTGCAGTATAATCTTGATGATCTTGACCGATCGATCTTGGAATTGTATCTGGAGATGCCGGAGAACGTCCGGAGTCACATCAAGCAGGCGATCCGGAAAAAGATTATTGAAAAGGTAAAAGAATAAGGGAACCCTTTCGGATTCCCAGATGAATTACTTCATATATTATGTATGTACAGGTATTTTACGAATCGGTAGATTCTTTTCAATACCTGCTCCGATGTGATTTTGTCGAGTAATTCATCAATTTTTTGCCGTGTGTCCATCGCAACTCCCTCCCTCAAATTGAACATTTGTTCTTTTCTGAAATGATACACTATTCTGTGATACATTTCAAGTGTTTTTTCGAACAATCGTTCTTTGCTGTTATATAAATAATAACGATTTTTCAGGGAGGTTGTACCGCCGTTTTCGAAATTGTCCGAAAACTCGGACACTTATTTATACTCAGACTCATACAGGTCTGAGATTCGGACTTTAAGCCCCCGGGCTATCTGCTCTAATGTGTCTAGGCGTGGCGATGTTCTGCCACTGATGATATCGTTGAGCGTTGATCGTGGGACTCCCGTCAGGATTGCCACCTGGCGGATGGACAGGTTTCTGTCCTGCATGATTTTCGATAATAATATTTGCATGTAAATATTATTTCCGAAAACTCAAATTATTATAAGGAAAAGAGGGAAAAGGTATGAAGAGAAATATGTGTAAAAAAATGCTTCCAGTTTTGATCGCTGCACTGTTTACTTTGCTTTTTTCAATACCTGCAATGGCTGCGACTCCTAAACTTAAAAGTTATCCGTCCAGCAAGGTCACCGCAAAGCAAATTGCCACTGAATTAAGCAAGGCATTCAAAATCAACAGAATAACAACACCGTCAAAAAAACAGGCTCCACAATACGGCGAACCGAATTATTACAAAACTAAGGCGAATTTCTATGATAAGAAATATAGTAAAGTATATTGTTCTGTTGAAGTTTTCAGGGATGCATACGATGCTGCAACGCGATGTGGCGAATTGAGATCGTATCGCTTTGTTTACACTCTCCTTGGTATAACCGAGGATGTTCCCTTCACGGCATATCGATACAAAAATGTTGTTGTCCGCTTGAATAATAAAATGCCGCAAAAGTATGCGATTCAGTATTATAACACTCTGAAAAAAATTGTTAAATAAAATGAGTAAAGAACAATCAGAGTTTTTAAATGGATTCTATCTGCTCTCTCCTGCCGATCAAGCGTTTCTTCGGGCGCTGATCGAAGATTATAACGCCGGCCGGATAACCGATCAGGAATTCTCGGAACGGCTGCAAGAGAGAAAAACAACTACATAGCAAAAACCGCCCGGTGTTACCAGCACCAGACGGTTATGCATAGATTCTGTACAGGCTGGAGGCCTGTGTAAAATCTTCCCTAAGCAAGAAGATTATACCACACACCTTTCCAATTTGTACAGGGTGTATTTTTTATACTCTTTTTTCATATTTTTAAGAGAGGAAGGTGTTTTTATGGACGAAATGCGTTATGGCGCGTTATATATCCGTGTGAGCACTGACAAGCAGGAAGAGCTGTCACCAGACGCGCAGAAACGGCTGCTGATGGATTATGCAAAGGCTCACAATATTTTTATCTCTCCGGAGTATATCTTCATTGAAAACGGCATCTCCGGCCGCAAGGCAGATAAAAGGCCGGAGTTTCAGAAGATGATCAGCATCGCGAAGGCGGATGAGCCGCCGTTCTCCCTGATCCTTGTCTGGAAGTTCAGCCGGTTTGCCCGGAATCAGGAGGAATCGATCGTCTACAAGTCTATGCTCAAAAAGCAACACGGAATCGATGTGGTGAGCATCACAGAACCACTCATCGATGGACCATTTGGTGGCTTAATCGAACGGATCATCGAATGGATGGACGAGTATTATTCTATCAATCTTTCGCAGGAAGTCAAAAGAGGAATGACGGAAAAGGCCATGCGCGGCGGATATCAGGCGACACCATCGCTCGGCTATGCCTCTCCTGCTCCGGGGCAGCCGTTTGTTGTCGTTCCGGAGGAGGCAGAAATCGTCAAATATATTTTTGATCAATATGTGAATCACAATAAGAGCATGGGGGCAATTGCCCGAAAACTTAATGAAAAGAAGCTGTTAACCAAACGCGGGAATCGATTTGAAAGGAGAAATGTCAATATAATTCTCCGAAATCGATTCTACGTAGGGAAAGTAGTGTGGAGTGGCATTGAGCGGGATGGTGTACATGAGACGTTTATCAGCCAGGAACTCTTTAAGGCGGCAAATGATCGGCTAGATGCCACTTATCGGCCTAAAAACCGCCGGGAACTTTCGGGGTGTATACATTGGCTGTCCGGTCTTGTCAGGTGCTCCATTTGCGGCGCATCGCTCGCATACAGCCGGTCGCAAAAATATCCTTATTTCCAATGCTGGAGATATGCAAAAGGGATGCATGATGGTTCAAATACGATTAATAAGCGCCAGCTTGAAAATGGAGTCCTTGAATATTTTGAGCAGCTTCTTGGAGGTGCTGATTTTTCTTTTTCGTATCGTGTGCCGGAAAATATCTCAAATCTTCCGGCAGAGAAATCTGTTTTTGAAAAAGAGCTGGAAAAAATTGATCAGAGACAGCACCGAATCCGGGAAGCTTATGAAGCCGGGATCGATTCCCTTGACGAATACCGTGAAAATAAGAGACGGTTGGAAGCAGAGGCGGCTCGGATCGCTGATCTGATCAGGGAGTCGGAAGCGAAAAAGGTTGATTCTGATCCAGAACAGCACAAGGCTGAAATGCTTGAGAAGATCAAGACTGTATATGACATTATAAAAAGTGATTCGATTGATTATGAAACGAAGGGAAATTTTATGCGATCGATTGTGGAAAAAATCGTCTGGGACAGAAAAAGCAATACCCTGACATTTTACCTGTATTGTTCTGATTCCCGCGATGGCTGATTTGTTATATGTACTTGCATTAGAGTCCACCTGAGTGCAAGTTCCTATAAGTTTTAAGAGTGAGGTATGTGGTATACCGCGGCAGGTTATCTGCCGCGGTTTCTTCTTCGCCTTAAATTTTAAAATAATCCCGACTCAGTTTTACGATGTCTCTGGTCGTATATTTTTTCATGAGAGCATCAACTTTTGCATAATAATTGGCTTGTGAAAATGGTTTCGTTTTATTTTCCATTACACAGCCAAACAATTTCCTAGTGAAATTGGTAGACAATCCGAGTAATCGGATATTTTTAACTTCACCAGTATCAGAATCAGCGAAAATGACTGTCAATCCCAATCCCTGCCCTTCATTCGGTAACTTAAATTTATTGAGATTAGGACTAAGGTTCGCGTTGTACGGCGCATCCACCCAATCCAGATTTCCAATCTTGGTTGTTACCATGATCACATCGTTCAGCTCCGTAAAACGGATTTCAAATGGTTTCCCACTTTGAAACTGCGCGATTTCGTTTGCATCCGGAGAACGGAATAACACAATCAAAACAGCTCCTCCATCTGTAATATCAAAAAATGTCCGATTTTCGTGAATTCTAAACTCTGGTGATACCGCTTCTACCTTAATATCAAACATGTTTTGCCTCCTACTTATTCTTCTTCCGTGAAATCGTATCCCATCATATGAACTGCATTCTCAATTTCTTCATCTGTCGGCGAGTCATGAAAATCTCTCCATATATCATATCCTGGTTGTTTTTCTTTCAATTTTATCACAAGCTCCCTGGCTTTTTCATATACAACTTGTTTTTTTGTTTTCATTTTCATCGGCGGTTTTCCAGATTTTTGCCTAGAGACATCCGTCACTATATTATCCCAGCTCATATCATCTGGGATTCTTTCTGTTATATACACGTCCTCATAATATACATCGATCACAAAGTCTGATATCACCAGCGCGTATCTTGTGTTATTCTCATATTCATATTTCAAGACAACATGATCAAGAAGCGGAAGTTCTGTGTACTCGATTCCTTTTTCCTTTAATTCTTCCTTAAAGCTCTGATCTTTCAGGCATTGATATATCACCGGAACGCCATAATGTTCAAATTGTCTCATTCTTTATCTTCCTCGCTTCAGACATTTGTTTTTTGTATAGCTCAATTTTTTCTTGAGCCGCTTTTGTGAATTTGAATCCGTTCTCAAAAGCAAACTCTTCTATAAGCCTCCAATGAGATACGTCTACAGCTACGCCTGGATTGTCCCATTTCGAACCTTTAATTTTTCGTGCTTTTCCGTATAAGTCATCATTTCGACCTATCCATTCGATGAGCAATGATGGACTATTTATTTTAGAATATATCCAACGAGTTTGTTCTTTTTCATATTCGCCGTTAATTGCCTTTTCCTTTATTGCTTCATCGTGAATGGAAATACAGAATCCGTTTGTTAACAGAACATGTCCAATTTCCGCTGCACGATCGGCATAAACGCCAGTTGTTTCGTTTAATTCTCGATACCATATGCCGTCCCATCTATATTTATAAGACTTCACCAACTCGATGAAATCATTATTTCGCTCATAGTAAAGGCAAATTCTATTTCCCTTATTGACAATTTCTACAATGCCATCATGTTTAATTTCTGATGGTCTAACAGTATCTATATCAACCAACTGTTGATTTATTTCATTCTTTGTTTCTTTTTTTCGGTAATCCTCCAGAAAACGTGTTTTTGAAAGATCCCCACGATTGTCAATCCAGAATCGTGCTTCACGCTCTTTTGTGATCACATCATCGACCGGAATATTTTTCTCTTGGAAGTATTCATAAAAAGAGACTCTGATTGCATTTGCCCATTCTACCTGTTTTGTGCTTCCCCTAAGAGATGGAAAATCGAATTCTTTGGCTTTTTGGATGGCATCTTCTTTTTTCTGTTCAAACTCCTTCTGCCTGCATTCTTCGCAAACATTATTAGCGAAAAATCGATCGGCTTTCTTCTGCCTTTCAGACATCTTCCCAACTACATTTACACGGCCTTCATGCCCGCACGCATAAACACCATAATACCACATATTCTTTTCCTCCCTTTTTTGTTGCCTACGCTGCATACGCGTTAAGCAGTTCGCTAAATTCGCGCTCTGCTTTTTCAACACCAGCTGCAGAAAGAATCATAATATCATTTTTATATTGATTTTTAATTACATCTTTATTAAGAATGAACCAGCTTGCTTTCTCCATTTTGCAGAGCGTTTCAAACTGTGTCACTTTCCTTTCCAGCGCGCGCTGGCTATGACTTTTAGCCATTATCGATGTCCAGAAGGCAATCATTTTTTTGCGGATATCTTCCGCCCATGCGATCTGCTTTTCCGATCCGGTAAGTTTCACAGTATTCATCTCGATCTTCATTTCTTTCCAGGCTTCTTTGAGACAAAATGAGAAGCTGAGTTTTTTGAGTTTGTCCTTTTTTTTGATTTCCCATGCTCTTTTCATGATTTTTGTTAAATTGTATTTTTTCATTTTCTTTCTCCTTTTTAATAGTGGTTATTTTTTTGTCTTGTCAATGTTTTTCTTTCTGGTATCAATATATCACGTTTTTTGGTGAATGTCAAGAAGAAAATCACGTTTTTTAGTGAATTATTATTGACTTTTTTGTCTTGAAGTAGTATGATATGCATATCAAAAGAAAGGAGCGAATGGCATGATAGTTTACAAAATTGACGTCATAGCGGAGCTTGAAAAAATCGGTGTAAACACAAACACCGTAAAAAAAACCGGAATTTTCGCGCAGTCTGTAATGCGTAAATTCCGAGAAAATGACACAAATATATCTTTGCAGAGCCTCAACAGGCTCTGCGCAATCCTAGAAATGCAACCTAGAGACATAATAAAATTTATCGAAACTGATCATGATAGGCATGATTTCATTGCTCCTATTTTGCAAAATCAAACAAATCATTAATACTCTCTAAAATTAGTGAGTTTACTTTGTGATATAAAAGGAGGCATGCTGAAATGTTTGAAAATTTTAAAAAAATCGAAATAGAATCTTTCTTACCTTGCATTGACAAAATTATCGATGGATTAAAAAAAGAAATTACAATAACAGGCAAGGACTTGGATATTGCAGAAAAAATCTTAAATCCGGAATTACGAGAATATCTCTTTATCCCAGAATCCGTTATAGAGTTAATAAACAGTCATGAATCAACCATGTGGGAATTAAAAATCGCTCAACTAATTGGCGTTTTGAACATAAAAAAATGCCAGGTAGAAATAATAGTTGCCTATTTTCGTTTAAAATTTATAAGGGATTCCGTTCGCGAAATTGTAAAAGACTTCCCGTGGTTGGAAGATGAAATCACTCCAGAGGCTTGTATATACACAATGGAACATGATTTCCCTGAAAGCTGGGCTAGAGATTTTAATATAGAGGACGAGACACCGTTTGTAAGCAAATTCTGGTACTATTGTCTCAAATTTTATGTAAAAGTAACTTATAATTATGAGGATCAAGAGCCTGATATTTTTTATTACAGAGTTTTTCCGGCATCATATTATTTTATGTATTATAAATTAAAAAAAGAAAACGGAAAATTTATTGATGATTTTGCGTAATAATACAGATCAAAAAAAGAGGCGGAGTAAAATACTCCGCCTCACTAATTATTTGACAATCGCATCGAACCCTTTTGCTTTGAGCTGCTTCACCAATGCCTCGGCATTCTTCTTCTCAGAAAATACACCGCACTGGACGATATGCTTCCCACCTGTCTGCTTCAGAATCGCCGGGAGTCCTCTCTGCCTGATCTTTTTCATGAAATTCGACGCATAGCTCTTATTCACGAATGATCCCGCCTGCACGATGTACTGCTTCTGCGTCTGCTGAGCCTCGTATCTGGCAAGATCATATCTTTCTACCAGGCTGCAAAGTCCTGCAGCATATTCCGGGTCTGTAGCATAGCCGCGATCTGCGATAAGCTGCGCCTGCTCTTTGTAATTTTTGCACTCCGTAATTCCGTGATATTTGATTTCTTTCGCATTTACAGAAATTTTGGCACGTGTAAAAAATGCGCATCTGTCCTCCATGCAGTCCTCGATACAGGTGTACTTCCTGAAGTTATCATATACCTGCTTTTTGACGCCGTTATAATACTCGGTCGTCAAAATCCGGATGCTTTCACCGCGCCACGTTGGTGACGTCCAGGTGCTGTTGAGCAGATCTGTTTTCATGCCGCATACGTTATTGGCCATCTGAGCAAGCTTTGTCAGCAGGTAGCCTGCTTCTTTCAGCGTCTGTGCTGTGAGGATTGATGGCAGCAACCCATATTTCCGGGCGATCGGAGCCGCGATCTCAAGCGCCTTCTCCGCGGATTGCTTTTCGGTGAGGCCAAGAAACTCTGTCGCCTGTGTACCGGTTGTTTTTGCCGGCTGCTCGGTCAGCTTGGATTTGAACTCATCCCACGTCCAGCTTCCACGATACCTATTGTTATGCACATACGGTGCCGGGCATACCTTATTCACGATGTCATAGTGCCGCAGGACGTTTTTGGCCGGGATGCCGAGTTCTTTCATCAGCTTCTTTACCAGCCATACGCACGCTTCCTGCGTTGCCTCGGTGAAATACCACTTCGGATCGTCTGCGCTTGCGCTGTTTCCGTCGCACTTACAGCACATCTCGATGCTGATCGTATTCGCATTACGCGCAACCGGATGCTTCTGCGTGTAGTATCCAGCTGTGCCGACCGCCCAGACGATCGCATCATGTGAGCAGCGCTGGTAGATCGTTCCGTCCCAATAGATGTAATAATGCGCGCCGGTACCGTCGGATGCAAGCTCATGATCCTGCCCGACCACGCCGAGGTAATGAACTGCGATGTACTGCTTTTTATTACCCCAGCGTGGGACATTGTTGCTGCTTACTGCGTTTGTGATTTTGTATGACATATTTCAGCCTCCATTCCCAAAAAGGGCGACCTATTCGCCGCCCTGATCCTTTTTATTATACTTTGTGCGTTCCCATATCGCCCGAACCTTTTCCCAGCCGCCTGTGGCTACCAGATATACAATAAACGCTGCGACGATACACGCGAATACATAATACCATGTGATCGGCTGCCTATAATATGCCAGCAGCGCCATCAATGTCACCGGACACAGGATCAACGATACTGCAAGCGCCACTGCTGCCGTCGGAAGCTTCGACAACACCGGCATCTCCTTAATTACCTGCACAACAATCCCGACTAAAAAGGCCAGAATGCCAATTAATGCCAAACCATATGTCACGTACTGCATAATTACATTAATATCTGCCATTTTCTTCTCCTCCTACATTCCGATCTGCTTCGCTACAAACCCAACGATAATGCCTACTACTGCCGTTACTGCGTATGTAACGACCTTCCGCCACATTTCACCGTCTCGCGATTCCAACGCTGTGAGCCGTTTCCCCTGCTGCTCCTGTTCTCTGACCATGCTCTGCAGGCTTGCCGCCATCTTCTCAACTGATGCTGCCAGCTTACCGATCTGCTGCACACTTCCTTCAAGCAGCTCGATCTGGTGGTTCTGTCGGCAGTTCTCTTCTTCCATTCTCTTACAGAATTCCTGATGCTCTTCTCTGCTGATTCCGTTTTCCATTGTATGCTCCTTCCGCGATAAATTGCATAATAATAGACCGCTTACGCGGTCGGTGATCTGATTCTTATAATTTACTCCATTCAAAAAGGCACCTTCAGGTGCCTTGGTCGCATATTTAGCTTATATGTTTTCGACGGATTTTTAGGACGCTAAAGCACTGAGTAATGGAATGGAAATTTTCCATAAAAAAGATAATGTGCTTAAGAATTTTTTCTTCATCCGAATAGACACCTCTCGATTAAGGTGTTTATTTTGCTCAGGATATAATCTGCAGCATCATTTGCTGCTACAATTCCATTGGATTGAATATACAAGTCGATTGCTTTTCCGTCCTTTGAACGTCCAGAAATATAAATGCGACTAATGTCGATTGAAGATGTCTCAGCTAAAAATCTTAGTTTTTCAATCAATGTACTGAATAGTACAGGGCGTACCGTTATCTCATTCAATAAATTATCAATATCATCAGATAAAGAAGAATCATCTTCGGCAAATTCAATTCGATATACTTTTAGGCCTTGTTCCAATACGAAGTCTTTTATTAATTCAATCATTGCTTCAGAAGAAACGATAATCTGACGATATCCAGCATCGAATTGCCTTTTCAAGAAAGAATAGTACTCTTCTTCATCGTCTAACGGTTGACAAATAATATGTTTATTTGAGTCTCCAAGTTTCCAAAAGAGCTTGCTTTTATTCATCTTCATATCTTCACCCCCTAACTGCACAGTATCTGATCCATATTCATTCCTCTCTTTCTTTCAATTCTTCCGGCATTTCCAGAAGCGTATGATATAGCTTCGTTGCTACATCATTTCCGCCTAAATTATGATATGCCTCATATACGTGTTTGAGTGTCTCTTTCGCATAAATTGGGCAATATCCTCTGTCTGTATACTTATTATAGTTACTTACGACATTATCGCGGAGCAACGACTGCATACCTTCTGCAATCGCTGCGTTCTTTTTCTGTTCTGTTTTCAGCCGAACAGAAAGATTTCTGTACCCGATTCCGGCAAGCCCCGTCAGAATCGCAAGCAGCCACTCAATTCAACGCGTCTGTGCAAAAATTATAATCTGTTCCATAACGGTCCTTTCGATAATTTAATATAAAAAATAAACCGCTTTACTTGGTCGGTGATCTAATTCGCATTGCTCCTCTCCTATTCTTCGATATCATCTGCGTCCGCGTACGGCCTGCAGTAATATTCTGTGACGTCGATTTCTTCTTCGATTTGCTCAAATGTTTTTCGGCTATTCCCCTGGATCAGCATCCGGAGATCCGTGATGTGTGACCACAATCTTGCTATGATCTTTAATTTTGTCATCTTTTCTACTCCGCCATATTGCCTTTTCCGAGCTCCACAAGGATAGCTCGCACGTCTTCTTTCAGACGCGCCGGAACCTTTGAAAACTCAAGCTTGCCCTGCAAAATCCTGTATGCAAGAAATTCTGCCATTTCATTCACCTCCTTCCAGTGCCATTGTGGATATTATCAGATCCTGTAATGCGGAGTCTGTAATCTCCTGCTGTCTCTCAAGCGCTTCTAATCGCTCTTTGATTGTCGGCTCACTTTCTTCTGTTTCTTCTTTGTCCATTCCGTTTGCAACGCTCCACCAGTATTCTGAGTTTTTTTCTGCCTCATCCAGCGTTACTGTTTTTTTTGTTCGATACTGTGCCTCGTCGCATTCCCATGCCGAGACTTTTCCCCCGTTTTCCTCTTCTTTTTCTGTTATCTCGATATTTTTTCTCAGAATAATATCCGTTCCGTTACGCACCTGATATACTTCAACTGCAGGTGGCTGCGATAAGTAGTATTCTCTTCTCACGTTCAATCTCCTTTCCGTGCTTACTTGCGCTCTTTTTACACATTTTCAGTAATGCAGCAAAACCGTATTTTTTCTTAAAAAATTCACTGTCGCTATACTTGATCCATCCGTTATACGCAGCGATTCTGCATGCCCGCCACCATGGGACATATCCATTGTTTTTTACATCCATCCAGGCGCGAATTACCTGCCTGCGGATTCTCCGGAATACTCTCCCACGTATGATTGTATATCTCCGCCGAACCACATATCCCATCATATCAACACCAGGAGTTCTTTTCTTGCTTCCTTCTTTTCGATCTTCCAGATTTTTCCTTTCTTCTTCAAATGTTGCAATTTTGTAAAACTGCCATACATTCTTGATTTTTAAGCCAATTTTGTCATGTGCCCATGTTGTTGTTTTCTTCATTGCCTTTTTAAGTTTTGATGCATCTCCGTATATTGTAAAATCATCTGCATAGCAGGTTATTGCGTATACGAGACGATATGCTTTTCCCCTGCGTACTTGTGTCTGATTGTACAGATATCGTAATACGTAAGACATCGCATAATTAAAAAGCCACGCCGGAAGATATCCGCCGATGCAAAGATGATTGCCCGGATAGTTTTCCATGAGCGCAGCAAGAAACCAAAGTAATGTTTTGTTTTTACCTATATCTCTTTTTAACATTTTCATTGCAATATCAACCGTCACAGACGGATATGCTTTTGTTATGTCTCCTTTGATAGCGATGATTTTCCCGTGAAATTTTCTTCGCAAAAGTCTCTCTATTTTCCTTTTTCCGAAAACGCCTCCTCTTCCAGGAATACTACCGTATTGAACAGGAAGAATTTTTGCCTTGAATAAAGGTTTTAATGCATATACTGCTATATACTCAAACACTTGCTGTTCGGGCGATTCCTGGCATATATCTCTAACTTTTTGCGTAAGCCCATCTACGCGCTGAAATTCTCGGATTGGCTTTAATTTTAAATCGCGCTGTACAATACGATTTGTAAGCATTTGAGCAACTGCCCTTTCTGCTTTCAGGATTCTTCCAGTGTTTTTATTTAGTCGGTCTTCTGCAATTTCCTGTTTTGTAATCAGTCCTGTTTTGCACAGCAAGCATTGAAAATCATTTCTGTATTTCTTCTTTTTGAAGCATTCAATGACTGCAATTTCATTTGCTTCCCAATTCTCTATGTCTGTCTTTTGTGGTTTACAATAAGTTTTCACTTATTTCCTTTCATCTGGTTACTCCCGTGACGTTCCCTGTTGGTACTAGCCTCGTTGGTTTCAAGTTATTTTCGCGCATAAGCGAGGATTATACGACGCAATGTTTTTTTGTTGATGTACCAGTTGCACCAAGGGCCCGCACCAGCCCGCGGCGCCCGGCCCGACGCACGAAGCGCGGCACGAAACGCCAGCAAAACCGCCGGAGCACAGGAAGCCCCAGACCCACGCAAGCCCGAACGCCAGAAGCCACCGGAAGGCAGCAGAAACCAAACCCAACGCCGACGCCGCTAC